CCATGTGCATTTGATTCACTATGTTGAAATAAAATTGCAGAATTGTGTTTAGGTGATTGAGAAAAAGTTATTATTTTCATATCTTCATCCCATACTGTAAATTCACCACCTACAACATCTCCTATATAAATTGTTAAATTAACGGCACGATATAATTTAATTCTTTCATTCCAATTAAAATCTATATGTGGATCTAAATGATCTTCAGATTCCATTAATGATACACCTTCACCTGTACCATAAACATCTACTACTAAACCTTCTATATCAAATTCTTTTTCAATCCATTCAATACAGGCTTTAGAATGTAAATATTGTCGCAATCTATTAATGAATTTTCCGTCACCATAATATTCTTTCATATGACTATCATTACGATCAAAACTTTTCCAATCCTTAACGGATCTCAATTCGCTTTGCAACAAAATATCTAGATTTTCTTTTAAAAAATTCTCGTAGTATTTTATCATATTATTATTTATTAATTATACAAAAAACCTATCTGCTCTTCTTCCCCACCACATACATTCTCTAGCCCATTTTTCTAAATCTCCATTGTAAATTTTATATGGATCTTTCATCTTATTAAACTGATTATCAATTACATTCGCATTTATATCAAACTTAACATCTAAAAATTCTACAATTTCATCATAAAATCTATTTTTTTCTTTTGCTATATGAATAGAAGTGGCCTCTTCATACTCCCAATAAATTGTAGATACATCTGATACTTTTCTTCCCCAAGGTATTTTTCTATCAAAAACTTTTTTTAACATTTTTATTGTAATGTTATATTCTTTAAAAAGCAAGGTTTCTTTATTTGACATAAACCATAAAAACAATTTATCATAAAATTCTCTATGGGTAATTCCATATTGTTTTTTTAAATCCATTGCTAAAATTCTCAACCAACCAAGAAAATGCATTGAAATCATGTACCACTTCCAGCCAGATGCTTCAATATAATCATCAAATGACATTGTATTTGATCCTACAACAACATTATTAACATCATTTAATAACTTTTCTGGTGGATGATCATGATGAAAAAAAGCAGGTGAAGTTTGTTTAATTTCTATACCATATTTTTTAATATATTCAGGATCTCCGAATGGTGTGTTCGGTAATGCTACCATTACGTAAATACCAATATAATTATGATAATCTATTTCATCTATTAAACGATATAATCCTTCTTTAAAACTAATCAAAGTCTCTTCAGGTAATCCTAATATAGTTTCAATATATGCAGGCATTCCTCTTTGCTTTAAATGTGCTACAACCTCTTTTAAATTTGTATTTTCATTTGCACGTTCAACTGCTTTAAGAGTTTTATAATTATTTGATTGTAAGGCAAGTGTTACACTTTTATTTAATCCAACTTTCCAAAGATCCTCTGCAATATCGAAAAGATAGGGTTTCTTATGTTTTGCCCAAGTTATATTTAATGTATTAGGATATCCTGTAGTTTCTAATTTATCAATAAGTAAATCAGAAATAATTCTATGATTTTTATACATGCCAAAATTATTATCAATCAAGTGTAAATAATCAATTTTTTGTTCAGATACCCAATCAATCTCCCTAATCATTTTATCAAAATCTTGTTTAATAATTTTTGTCCAATGTCTATCCCCCACTTCACAAAATGTACATGTATAAGGACAACCTCGTTCAAGTTCTATTAAACTTTCCCATTCATAATCATGATTTTTAATTGCGATTAAATCATCAAAAAGACCATCAAGATATGGACTTGGCATTTCAGAAATATTTTTAATTCTTTCTTCTAACGGTGTTTGAAATTTATGCGTAGTAATTCCTTTTACATTAGAGAAATCATTATTATGTATTATAGCTTTTAATAAATTTTCAAAAACTATTTCACCTTCATTATGAACAATTACATCAATAAATGATCTTTCTAAAAGAAAATCTTCACATCTTCCATATTTGGGCGTACCCAATCCACCATACACTATTAAACAATTTGAATTTATTTTTTTAATTTCAGCACAAATTCTATCGCTTATATGTGTATTCCAAACAAAATATGATACGCCTATAACATCACATTGAGATAATTTTTGAGCGGTATCTGTTACATCTAAAGAACCATCAAGCGCATAAAACCAATCACTAACATCAAAAGAAAAATGATTTGATATTTCATCAACTGTTTTACAATGACTCCATACACATCCTGTAGAATAAGGTAACTTTACCTGATTTGCAAAAACATGAGATAATTCTAAAAAACCTATTTTCATATTTCCATATAGTAGTGTTTTGTACTATACCAATCTTTTTGTTTAAATGGTGAGCCTCTTTTTAAGATGGATCGATCACTCAACATAGTTGTATCATAATCATCTACTGCTAAACCTTTAAAATCTAAAGAACATCTAGTTTGGGAAGATTTATTATGCACACTATTTCCATGTATTACATCACTACTAAAAATTAACAATTCATTTATACGTATATCTGCTCTTCGATATGATTCATGTTCATCTTGATAATAAAAATCATTTAAATAATTACATTCTACCAAGGGTATCCAAAAACTGCTTTCAAATTTAGGATGATAATAAGGAGGTTGTTCATCTAAATGCTTATTATATCCATCAATAGTCTCTTCAACATACTTTACAGAATGACCTGCAGGAAATATTCTAAAAGAAGGAAGTTTTTGAATGTAAATAGATTTATTATCAAAATATGGTTTAATAACTTCTTTAATAAATTCAATCCACAGTTTATTAAAATCAGAAGTCTTAATAACATTTGTATAGGTTTGTGATACTATTTCAAACTCTTCTGTTCCTCCTGCCATTTCTGAAAATTCACGTTCAAATTGAAACTTTTTATGTAATTTAGTTAAATCTTCTTCAAAATATTCTTGAAAAACTTTAGCAAAATTATATTTTTTATTATCGTATTGTATTTTTTCAATCATTCGTAAATAAACCTACTAAAATCTTCAGATCCTTCGTATAAATTTTGATTAAATGTTTCTGATAAATGCGTATTCATAAAAAAATTAGAAATAATATTAAACATTATTTTATGATTACATTCACTAAGATGATTTGGTCTATTGTGTTTATCTATTTCACTATCAATAACTCTTGTCTTAAATTCTTCTTCACATGCTTCCCAAATATTTTTTGAATGTACTTTAAATTTTTCACTATTAAAGAAAAAATAATTTTCATTATATTCATCATATGGATCACATAACAATACTAATGTTTTACAATTATATTTAAGAGTATAAAAATGCAAATACAAAATACATAAAAAAGGAGACATTTCTATTTCTTGATTAAATATATTATAAATCAAATCTATCTCATGTTGCCAATTTAAAGCATAATCAACCTCTGGTTTCGGAGATTTTTTTGTATCATAAATTTCTTTAAAAATTTCATTATGATCTTTAATTTTAGAAAAAGGAAATTCAATTCTGTATTTAATAGGTAATAAAAATATTATATTTTTTGGGATTTTTTCGCTTGAACTTATTAAATGCTTTATATTTCTTATCGGTCCTGTACATCCCGAACAATAATTATTTATTTTTATTCGTGGATCAGATGATTTTAATATATTATACCATCTTTTTGGTGAATTACTTTCATCATCTTCTCCAAAACTATCACCAAAAATATAAAAATTATTCATAAATAAATTCTTTTCTTATTTTTACATAAGGATCATCGGCTTCTAAAAAACCTTTTTCAAACATATTATCAGTATTTACTGGTTTTTTATTATGAAGAAAAAAATCGATTATTAATTTTGCAAATGTATCATGAGTTCTTTGACTCATATGATTTATTCTATCATCATTTATTGTATCAACTTGAAATTTTTTATTTGTATTATTTGTTAAATGTAATACTTCTTCGGTTTCATTAGTATGAATATCATAAATTTCTTTAAATTCTTGCATATGAATAATGCCTAATTCACAATCACAATAATAAAAATTCTCAACATTGTTTAAATTTAAAAATTTTTTACTTTTAAATTTTGTATTAGGAAATTTTTCATTATTTTCAATAAATCTTCTAGAATCTCCATTTGCAAATACTCTTCCATCACAAAATGCCGTATCATTCCATATTATATTACAAAATAATTTTACATCTTGATAAAAATGTTTTGAAATATAATTTAAATATGTTAAGTTTCTAATATTTTCAAAACTATGATTTCCATCATGATCTCTACTAGGATCTGAAAGAAGCATTATTATATAATCATTATCCCGAAAACTATATTCAAACATTGCTTTATTAAATTCAATCATTGAATATTCAGGTCCTGTTCCATTTTTAGAGAAATTATAACATTTAGCATCTAATTTTTTTGCAACTGAATGATAATAAGTTGCAAAATCTTTCTCATCTGAAGGATGAGAAAAACTATCTCCAAATACAAACAATCTACTCATTCGTAAATAAAATCTCCCGTTTTTTCTGTATGTTTTCTTATTCCTAAATTCTTTGATTCATCAATATCTTTAACAAAAGGAATAAGATTCTTATAATCATTTACAATAATTTTTTTTATATTTTCATATAAAACTTTATGATTTTGTTGGGAAAGATGATTTCTTCTATGATCCATAAAATCATAATTATCTTCATTACGATCTTTAAATTCTTCACTAGAAATATATCCCATCTCAATAGGATGTATATAAAAATTTGAATTATTAAGTTTTGTCATATCCATATCGACTTCACCATTGCTCAATATTTTATTACCAAAAGTACAAAACACTATCGTTTTCATATTTAATATCAAAGAATTCATATGAAGAAAACCTACATTTTTAAAATTAGACCACTTCAATTCTTCATGCATTGTCAAAAAGAAAAAATCTATTTCAGATTTGAATGTATTATAATATGATTGCTCTTCAACAAAATCAGGATGTTCACAAAACCAACTTTCTTTTTTATAAAAATCCCAATTAATATGAGAAATTTTTTCTGGATTTGTTTTAGGAAAATGTATTCTATCTTCACCGCTCAAGAAAAAAATAACAATATAATCTTCATATTCATAGTTTTTTAATTTAAGAATAAAATTATAATATTCTTTAAAAGAATAATGAGGACCAGTTCCAGATAATGCATTATTTGTTATTTTATAATCTGAACCCAAAAGTTCATACCATGGTGTATCTTGTTGGTATATTCCTATAGCTTTTAAATTTGGATCAGCATAACTATCTCCAAAAATTAATATTTTTTTCATTAAAAGATCCCACAATATTGCTTAATATCAAAAAATGTTTGATCTTCTATTTCGAAATAATATTTTACATTATCCATTCTACCTCCTGCAAATAAAATATTACGAACTTCATTAGACAGGTTAAGAGTACTTTCATACCATTCCGAATATGTTTTTCTATTGTGTTCTAATTTTTCATCCAACACTTTTAATTTATCACTAAATATTTTAGGATCTAAATCTATATATTTATCTATTTGTTCCCAGAACATTTTTAATCTTTTTAAATCATCTGGTTCATTATCAAACGAATAATCAAAAATTTCATCATATAATTCAAAACCCAACTTTTTCAAAGTTTGATTTATTTCAGGTACACCCAATAAAAGAAACGGTCTTTTATAAACAATTGGTTTCCACGTTTTTTCAGTAAAAAATGTTGGACCCGGAGTAGCAAAATATGATTCTAATATGATATCACAACAAACAGGAAACGCCTGAACAGGATAAAAATGATTAAATACTTTTTTATTATATGCTCTGCCTTCATACTCCATAAATTCTGGTGTACCAATCTTAACTGCTTTAAGTAATTTTTCATTATCTATTTCATCTAAAAAACGAAAATCCTTTTTATAATTAAAAAAGTTTTCTATTCGTCTGCCCCAATCATTTAATGTAGAAGCAATTGTGTTTCTATTTCCAAGAGGAACATATATTTCTGGATCATCATCATTCCAATGAAACCAAGGTACATATGAATATTCAAAAAATTCATGTCTCCAATATCGGTCTAATGTTAAAATTCTAAAATCTTTTGGAGAACTTGTTAATTGAATGAAATTTTTTGTTTTTTCAGTTTCATTTAAATTATTCATGTAGTTTAAAACATTTTCAGGCACAGTGGCGAGTGATGTGCAAGATACAGGAAATGGGAAATTAATTACATTAATATTTGGAGAATCAAAATCTATTTGCTTTTTCCAAGCTGATATTCTAGATTTTATATTCGGATCCGAACAAAATAAAGTAAAATTTTTATCAAGGGCAGAGCCTGCTCTCATAACTGTATAAAAAGTTTTACTTTTATCAAACACTAAATCATCTAAGGGCCATAATTTTGATCCCTCCATCATGTCTACTAATAAAAAATTATCATCTTTACCCAAAACCTCTAAAATTGTTCTATGAAAAGTATCAGGTCTATTTCTACAATAATCGAGATTTATCAAAATCATTTCTTACCTCTATAAATTTATCAATCCAATTATCTCTATGCTCAATAAAAATCTGTGGCACTTCATCTGCTACAGCAATAATTATTGCGATATAAGGTATAGATACACCAGTCATTTCTTCCCACATAACAGAATATGCTGAACCCTGCATGAAATAATTATCAATCCATTCTTCTTTTTTGGGTTTGCTTGAAGTCTTAAAATCAATTATATGTTTTTTTCCACGAAATATACCAACACAATCGACTCTTCCTCCTACTCTTAAATGATTTGAAAATAGTGTACGTTCCTGGCCATAAACCAACTCTATATCATCCAAAATAGATTGAATACTTTTGAACATAACAATATTATCAGGAGTATAATCGTCAAATGACAATTCGTTATTCAAATAGTTTTCACATAGTTTATGAACTTTTGTACCTCGGCGGGATGCTTGAGTAGAAATCTTGTTAGCTTGTTTTTCACCAACACGTTTTCTCCATTTGATTATACCTTCTTTTTTATAATCAGAAAGTACAGTAGTAACGGAAGGATATTTTTCTCCATCAGGAGTTACATAACATCTTTTTCCATTTTCATTTATGGTTTTTAGTTCTAAATCACCAAGAACATTTTCATGTATAAACATTATTCAATTATAGGTAAAGTACTATACTTATGAGCCTTCTTTATTTCTTTTAGTTTATCATTAAAAGAAGCATCTGGTTTCTTTGGGCCGATATTATCATAAGCAAATCCTGGAGCAGAAAGTAATTGTACTATCTCACCATTACACTTAAAATTCATGTGTTTTGTTTGAGGAACATCTTCTGCACAAGGAGATTCAGTTGGAATCTTTCTGTCAGCTATTTTTAATTCTTTTTCAAAGACATTTCCACATTTTGTACATTTATAATCATATGTTGGCATAATACCCTTTTACATTCTACTAATACCAGTCATGCCTTTTGAATTAGCAATTGACAAATATTCTTTTGCAGTATTAAAAAATTGAACTGAAGTATTATCTACTATTACATTAATATCATCTAATTGTTTTGGAAAAGTGTCATCAATCAAATGTCTGTCCTTCTTTTCTATTTTATCAAAAATTTCTGGACTTAAATAACATGCTCCTGATGTTGCTAAAAGTTCTTTAGTCATTTTATAATCAGGTCTAACTGAAATCTTTTCTATTTTATCAGAATCATTTTTATATTTAATGAAAGTTTTAAATTTACTATCACCCATAGTCATATGTGATAAAATAGAAATTGTTTTTCCAGTATCTTTATGTGATTTATAATGTTTATCTATATCAAAATTATATAAATTATCACCACGTAAAAATAAAAAATCATCATTTTCAAACTTATAACTTAATTGACTTAAAGATTGTGCTGATCCAACACCGCCTTTTTGTTTATGAGTACTAACTATAAAACTTCCAAATTTTTTTAATGCTAATTCAATTTGATTATGATAATAACTTGTTGTAAGAATTACTTCATCAATATTAAATTTTTGCAACCATTCAAGATTGTGAAATAGAATCGGTTTCGCCTTCACTGGCAATAAACACTTTGGCATCATATCCGTAAAGGGCCTTAACTCTGTATTCATGCCAGCACAGGTCATCAATACTTTCATTTTTTTGCTTTCTTTTTCTTAGTTTTTTTGGTGCTTGTAAAACGGCCCTGACTATCCCTAGTAGGTTCAGGTTCGGGTTGTCGAAGATACTCCGGAAAAGAGTTATAAGCCACGAGGTGAGTAATCTTATCATATTTTTCTTGAAGTTTTTTATCCTTCATATGCCAAAGATCATCAGCCTCAGAGGGGTGTAACGAGTTAACCAATTCGATCCACAGAGTTTCACGCTTTACGCTGGTTAACGTTGGGTGTCCCCCCTCGATAAATAAATATAATTTTCTTACTTCATAATTCAAGGTAGCTCCATCATCAACTCCTTCAATAAATCCTCTTCGTGGATTAAACTCATCTTCTTTTAAATCAGGTCGCCCTTCAGGAAGCAGAAATTTTATATCTTTATTAAAATTATGCCGCAGTAATTCCCTTACTGCCTTAGACGGATTTTGTCTCAAATAATTAACACGTTCTTCATCAGTTTTCATCATATTTGCAACTGATAATATATCACTTGTCATTTTAGCTGGCATAATGTCTCCTAAAATTCATTTATATGCTCCATTAAATTTTTAAGTTTATGTTTTACGAAATAATTAAAAAGTTTAGTTCTACCAACTTCAGGTTGTTTATCATATTCAACCACAATATTAGTTTGCAACCATTCAGGAATCTTTGTTAAATCAATTAACATTTCATTTCTGCGATAATTACGTAATTGTTCACCCTGACAAAATACGTCAGGCTCAAGTTCAGACCAAACTGAAACCTTTTTCTTTGATAATGGCGTTTGTCTTTTATCAGTAACAAATGTATCATCACTAGATAAAAAATTAGGAACACCATCACTTACATCACCCCTAAGAATATGTTCTCTTAAAAAATTTTCTGGATTATCAGTATCAAGAAAGTTTTTCTTTAGAGGAGAATATTGATTAACATTTTTGTATTTTTGTAACTGAATAAAATCTTTATCACTTGACAATATTAAAACAGGTTCTTCTTTATCTTTATTTAGTATAAGAGTGGCAATAATATCATCTGCCTCTGCTTTATCTATATATACGACCTTATAAGGGAAATTTTCAGCTATTTCTTCTCGCACCATGTGTAATAATCTGAATAATTCAGACCAATCAAAATCAGATTTATCTCTTGTTGTTTTTCTTTGTGCTTTATAATATTTAAATGCTTCTTTTCGCCAATTATTTGTTGCATCACAACAAACAACCAGATCACCATATTCTTCAGTAAATTTATGATGATACATTCTTATAGTATTTAAAACCGCATGTCTAACAAAATCTTCAGACATTGATTTCTTATTCATCATCACATTCGCAATAACGATTTGTGAATAATCAAGTAATATCATTTTACAACTTTAAGCAGTATAGTTTCATTGTTAATACGACCCGTTAAATCTTTTTCTTTGGAATTAATAGATTCGTACTGTCTTTTAATAGCAAGTTTACCTCCAGAAAGCATTTTTGATAATACTTCTTCTGGCTTTCTTACTTTTTTACACTTAGAAAGTGATGTATCAAATCCTCGGAGAGTACTTCCTTTCACAGATAGTCCTGCATGACCTTCTGCTTGATACACACCAAGTTTACGATACTTTGAATTGAATACATACAATCGATCAGCACCAACGATCTCAGATGGATTGATAGATGCTATTTTATATTCATCATCATGTTTTTTGTAATTTAATTTAGCAATTTGTTTCGAAACTGAAACAGGTTTTTTCTTTCGTGGCTTTCTTTGCTTATTAGCATTTGCAGAATAACGTTCACAATCATCAATAATTGATTGAATATAGTTCTCATAACTAACAAGTTGTTTCTTCTTCATATGAGCAAATGCTTCAGCAATATCCTCATCTGTAGGAATTAATCTTATTTCTTCTAGATAGGGTTCAAATTCTTTTGCTATCTTTTTAGCAATCAAACCTTTTACATTATTACTAACCAACCAATCATATATGCTTATAGTCGGCTCATAGTTGTTGTCTATAAAATCATCTATGGATTCTTCTATTTCAGAAGCATATAAAGAGACTTGTTCTTTTATATGTTGTTGAATTGAAGGCTTATCATTTCCATTAATTTCTTTTTCAGCAGATTTTTCTTTTGAAACAAGTTCGCCTCTTTTCTTACTGTAGTCAATAAGATAACTAATTTTTTCTACATACTCTTTGGGAAAATGTTCATATCCTCTCATAATCATTCTAGCAAGAAAACCTCCTCCCTTCAAATGAACAACTTTTGGTCCATCAACAAGAAGTCCACCTTTTCCCCATGGAAAGGATCTTACCTTCTGAATATCTTCTTTACTATATCCAGAATGTTTCATGTATTCCAGCATCCATTTTTTAGATTGATCTGCTTCATGAAAATGGCTATACCAATTCAATCCATGCATGATATCAGATGGAGTAGAATTTTCATCAAAGACTGGTTCTGTTCCCATCTTCTGTTCATCAAAAGTTCTTCCCGAACCAATAACTCTTTTAACTTTTTTGGTTAATAGTAACTTCTTTTTTAACTTCTTCTTCGGCATAATCTAATTCATATGTTAGGTTATCAAGAAAATCGATCCATTGATCAATTCGTTTTTTCCAACTATAATGAGTATATGCGTATTCTAATGCATTGTCAAGATTTTTCTGAACATCTTTTGACCAATATTCATCCATAACATCTTCAAGTGTATCAGCAAATCTTTCAACATGCTTATTTTTATCTTCTGTATAATTGTACATGTAAGCATATTCGCCACATGTTTCAGGTAAAGCACCATAATTAGAAGTAACAATAGCACATCGGGCCGACATTGCTTCCATAGCTACTCTACATGAAGTTTCTTGCCAAGTAGATGGATATGCTAGTATATGCATATTTTTCCAATGTTCTCTTAGTTCATCATAAGGAACTGCTCCATAATATGTCACTCTTGGATCTTTTTCGCACATTTCAAACAAGGGCTTATATGGCTCATCATTTTTTTCCCAACCATATAACTTATAACTAGAAAAAACATGTAAATGAAAATCACTTCTATCTATTAAATTTAAAGCATTCACAAGAATGTCAAGACCTCTTTGAGGAGTTGAAGCATATATTAATTGAAGATCCTTTGTTTCAGTTTCTTCATGTTTTGGAATAGGATCTATAGCATTTTTAATAACCACTCCACGATCATATGGAATATTCAATAATGTTTTAAATTGTTGTTGTTGCCAATGACTGACAAAAATTAATTTGTTAAAAAGATCAAGTTGAGTTTTAAGAATATCGTATGCGGGATCTTGTGCAAGATCATGAATCCAAAAAAGTCTACGTTTATTTTCTTCTATAGATTGGACTCTTGAAATCACGAATTGAAATTTGTCTTTATATTCCTCAGGTAATCTGCGGAATAATTCCATTGAAAGGAGTTCTGTTCCTCCCATAGAATTCTCCGCTAGATTTCCTTTTTCATGCTGAGGAATTTTCACATCTACATCATCTATCATAATTTACTTTCTAAAAATTATAACTCCGTTTATAAAAAATATGATCATCAATTGTTACATTTTTTTTATATTTTTTCGACCACTTAGGAAATTTTTGCATCCAATTAGCATGATAATGCGTTGCACCATCTGTTATATCCATAAGTCTGTCTTTATGATCATAAAACCATTTAGCTACTGATTGCGAATTTCTCCAACCATATCCTTCTCTTGGATCATCTCCCATTCCATCACAATACCATGAAAACTGGCATCGATCTCTTTTTGGATGTCCTGAAGCATAATGAGGACCTTCATATATTACATCACAAAAAGTACTGGGAAAATGAGTTGAATCTACTCTATTTTTTGTTACAAATGCAACTGCTAATTTTCCTGCAGTTGATTGGGTTGCCGCTTCAAAGTAAATATTTTTTGCCAAACACGTAATTTGCTCCTGATTTTGCACGATTATATCTAAGTTAGGATTTTTAATTGATTGTGTCTTGACTAATGAGACTGATGGCAGTTGTGGAATAAGAATTTTTGTGCTTGATTTTCCAAGTGGTACTCCTACAACTCCTGGTATCAGTATTGTTGCGACAATTACCATCAAAAAAGCATAAACCTTTTTTAACATGTAATTCTCCGGGTTGTTAACGATTCCATGAATAACAAATCAACCGTATGTTCTATATTTATAACATTCTTTTCTTTGTGTTTTCGATTGTTTTCTTTATTCGTTCTATCTTTTTCTTTCTAACAGACTCTACTTTGTCTTTAGAGCCGGTAGAAAGTACTTTATCTTGCATAATAGCAACTGTTAGTTCTGCATTAGCTTCATGCATTTTAAGGGTGTTTTCAAGCCTTTTAATAGACTTTTCTTGTCTTACACGTTTATTTTTTTTCATTTCTCCTTTTTTGATCTAATTTTTACTATGCTACCCCTGTATCCATCAGGAGTTTTATATCGTAATACAGTTTCAATATAAAAATCTTGTCCTCCATAAACAGAATAATGCGATTTTAAACCTATAAGTGATTCTTTTTCTAAATTCTCCACCCACCGTCCGTTTTTATAGTAGCATAGTACCCTTTCTGTAACATCGCATTAGCAAATGTAGTTGCATCTTCTCTTGATTGACAAAATCTTTTCATTATATGTTCAGGTTCTGGAGGATCCCATTTAAGATTTTCTCTCATTTGAGCATGATTATTTTTCCTGTTGTCAGGAACTTTAAAATATTCTACCCAAATATTCATACTACTGCCTCTAACCTACAAGACCATGCTAACATGATACCTACAATAAGTGTAAAAATCCAAAACATTATTTCGTTTCTATTAAACATAATCACCCATAAGGTCTTTTTTCTTTATTTAATATATGATTATCCTCATCTACACATTGTCGATAAGGTTTCTTATAATTAGCATTTTTTCCAACTATAGTTCCCCTTTTTAATCCCCATTTATTATCTTCCCAAAATCCATAACATCCCGTTTGAGATGTTGTTGTACAACTTACAACCATCCATGTCGCCATCATTACAAAAAC